AATATCTGAACTTCATTCTTATTATTCTTCATCCTCCAATTTCTCCATTTCTTTTACGGAAATCTCATATACACTTTCCGATTCTTCCCCATTAACATAAACATCACGGCTCATTAACCTGCCAGTTACTTTAATGTAATCATTCCTTTTAACGTCTACCGCCAGATCAGCACCTTTTCCCCATAAAGTACAGCGAGTAAAGTCTGCTCTTTCTGAAAAATCTCTTGGAATTGCCACAAAAAGATTTAAAACTTTCCTGTGCGTTACTGACGTAAGTTTTGCATATGGCTCTTTCGTGCAACTTCTGGCAATAAACTCTACTTCGTTTATATCACCATCCGGAACCTGTTCTTCCAGGATTTCCACTTCGTCTGCTGCGATATAATTAGCATTGTGGTGCTTATTTGGATTTTTAGAAGTGTCCATGCTTCTGATTGCTCCTGTTACCACAACTTCTTTTCCGTTATAATCATTGTCACGTACAATGGAATCTTCTATAACAATTGGAAACATATCTACTGCACCACTTTTGCGAATAACTGTCAGCATGAATTTGTAATAGTATCTTCCGTAATGTTCGTGGCTGAACACTATTTCCCCGGCTCTGCCGGATAATCTTACTTTATTTAATCTTTGCATTTACTTTTCCTCCGTTCCTAATATAATAGGAAGAAACACTATTGAGAATAAGACTGTTGATATGAATAACACCCCGATAACATCAAATGATGTAAGCAT